AAGTGAAAACCTAGGTTTTTCAAACGGGAAACCAGTTTCCGACAAATCCGAAACGCAGGTTTCGGAAAGTGAAAACCCTAACCTAACCTACCCTAACCTAACCTACCCTAGCCTGTCCTGTCCTGAACTGGATTGTGCTGAGCTGTCCTGTGATGGGGGCGATGCCCCCGCCGCGCCGCCCGAGTTCGAGCCGCCTTCGCTGGAGGAGGCCCGCGGGTACTTCGGCGCCAACTGCCTGAGCGGCGACCCGGACGCCTTCTGGGCCTACTTCGAGTCGCAGGGCTGGGTCAAGGGCAACGGCCAGCCGGTGAGCAACTGGGGCGCCCTCGCGCTCGACTGGTCTCGGCGCCAGAAGCGCATCGACGCCGACGACCGGGCGAGGGGCAAGCCCACCGCCTCGGAGGTCGAGGCGGCCACGTTCAAGCCGACGAGGACGCCCGAGCAGACGAGGGCGGAGCTCGAGCGCAGGTGGCGCGAGGAACACCCGGGTATCGACCCGGCGAAGGTGAAGGCCCCGAGGGGGACGATCGCCGACCCGGTGGCGCTCAAGGCGTACCAGGACGCGCGGCGTCTGCTTGATGCGAGGGCCGCATGCGAGAGGAGGGCGTCATAAGCTTGGACGCCGAGAGGAACGAGAACATAGGCAGACCGAAGGGGTCCGCGAGCATCTACGACGACGGGCCGCGCAGCGCCCGCTGCGAGACGTGCGGGTTCTGCGCCGTGAGCGAGGCGGTCATGACGGCATCCGGCGAGGGCCGCAAGCGGTACACGTGCATGCGCTGCCCCGACTTCGTGCACACCACGCAGGGGCTCGCGAGGTGCAACTACTGGGAGGCGCGCCATGAGGGCTGAGTCGCGGGACATGCGAGGGGGCAACGTGCTCGTGTGCCGTCAGTGCGGCAGGCGGTTCCGCGCGAGGGGCGCCCGCCAGCGGTACTGCTGCGGCTGGTGCGAGAACGTGGCGCACAGGAACGAGAGCAAGCGGCCCGTGGACGTGTACCTCGGAACGAGGAGCGAGTCGGGCCGAGAGGTCAACGCCATGCGCTCGGCGCTGGCGGAGGGGAGGTGCATCTGATGCGGGACGGCTACAGGCTCGCGTTCGGCACGTTCGACGAGCCGGATGCGCCCAAGGCGCAGGCGCTCAAGCCGCTCGAGGAGGCGGCCGAGGTATACGGCGCTTGGCAGCTACACGACGGCATACGCCAAAGCCAGATCATGACGGCGCGCAGGGAGTACCGCCAGAGTATTATCGACGAGTGCATGGACGTGGTCCAGGCGGTCGTCAACCTGCTCGATGCCGAGGGGTTCACGCAGGAGGACGTGGACGCGGCAATCGAGCGCTGCAACGAGAGGAACCGAGAGAGGGGACGTCTGTGATGGAGACTTTGGAGCAGATCAAGGCCGACGCGGTCGAGGTGTTCCATTTCGACCGCGAGTGCAGGCCGCAGGACAGGGCGCACGCCTATCTGGGGAAGTACCGCGTCAGGCGCGGCTACAACGACACTGCGATGCAGGTCGCGGTGACCGACATGATCGAGCGCGCCTACGAGGCGGGAAGGGCGGAGGTCACCGGCGCGAACCTCGTGCAGAACCTGCGCCGCCAGCTGACGAGCATCGAGGCGACCGTCGGGGATGCCATCGACCTGCTCGACGAGAGCACGGGGGCGGTGGAGTGCGATGAGTGACTCGAGGGTCGGAGGCTACCCGATGGGGGTGACTGACGCCGCTATCGAGCGCCACTTCGGCGGGGCCTGCGAGCCTAGGATGTGCGGGAACTGCAGGCATTTCTGCAGCAGCGACATCCACGTCGACTACGGCTACTGCCACCTCGAGTTCGAGCGCGCCTACGACGCAGAGGCGCCCGACCGCAAGGAAGGGTTCTGGCGCCTGGCGAAGTGGGCCGTGGCGTGGCTCATGGAGAACCTGCTGTACTGCGAGGACGAGTGTGGCGAGTGCCGCGACTACGAGGAGGTTGAGTGATGAATATCGACATCAAGACCGCCGACGGCAAGGAGATCGAGCTGGGCGGCACGTATTATGACGGACGCGGAGCCGAGTACAGGCCGGTCGGTATCAGGCTGATCGACTATCACCGTATCACCGAGTTGTCCCTCTCCATCGTGCCCCGGTGGCGAGGACGGCTGCGCTCGAATTGCCATGCGCGACATTGCCTACCGCATCCGCAAGCTGAGGGGTGAGGACGAATGACGACCATGAAGCCGTGCCCGAAGTGCCATTCGACCGAGCACCTGCACATTTGCGAGGTCTGCGGCTACTCAATTTGGCGACATGCGGTGGAACCATTGTCCTAAGTGCGGGGCGGCGATTGTCGATGATTAGTGACGAAGAGCGCCGCGAGGCTGTCGAGTTCCTGCGCTCCGGCACGTGCCTATACTTTGCCGAGCGTCGAAAATTGGAGCTCGATTGCAACCGGTGCATGAAAGTGAGCACGATGCTTTTCGGCCACTACGATGCGCTTTGCGGGTTGGACAGCTGTGGAACCGATGCGTGGCAAAGACTTGCCGACCTCATCGACCGCCCGAGCGAGAATATCGAGCGTCCTCGGTGAGTTGGTCTCCGGCGCTTGATAAGGTTCTGCCGTGGCGGGCGAGCTTTAAGGGGTATGCGAATGGCGTGTAGGCCACCTGTAGGAGATGGGCCAAAAGGCCCATCTACAAAGTCAACACATCCGTTGAGGGACGAGTGGGCGCTCCGGAAGGGGCGCTCCTCTTACGTCCTGTGGACGGACGAGATGATAAGGCGGATGCAGGCGCACCCGGAGCGGACGGCGGCGGAGATCGCGGCGGAGCTGAGGGTGACGCCGAGCGCCGTGAGGCACGCGAGGCAGCGGTACGGCCGCTTTTCGACCGGAACGGATGGGCTGTGCATCGTGTGCGACGCGCGGCCCGTGTTCGACACGTCGGCGCAGGCGAAGAAGTGGAGGCTGTGCAAGGGGTGCTATCTGGCGGAGAGGAAGAGGCGGCTCGAGGAAGAGGCGGAGAGCAACCGCATACGACAGGCCGCGCACAGACGGCAGAAGCTGGACGGAGACGCCTGAGAGGCTGGCCGAGGCAATCGGAATCAAGCCGACCAAGGTCGAGTAGCCGAAAGGCCCCGGGAAACCGGGGCCTTTTCTTTAAACGTTACCCCCTTTTTACGCTCGTGGGCAAACGCACGCGCTTGTCCACGTGCGTAAAAAGGTGGGAACGTTCGCGTTCCCATATGGCTATCTACCAGCGGAAACGTGATTTTGTGGCGGGAAAAGGGCGTGAAAAACTGACCAAGGAGGGCATCGAGGATGCCGTCCGCCTGTGCCGTGCCGGAATGACCGACAGGGACATCGCCGCGTATCTCGGGGTCGCGCGCGAGACATACAGCCGCTGGATCAACCACCCCAGAACAGACAATCAGCGTCAACTGTGTCACGTTCTAAAAAAGGCCGAGGTCGAGCGCAAGGCGACGCTCGTGGGCCGCATCATGGACGCGAGCGGCGACAGCTGGCAGGCGGCGGCGTGGCTTTTGGAGCGCAAGTACCCGCAGGAGTACGCCAAGGCGCAGCGCATCATGGATACCACCGACACGGCGGTGCTCAAGGCCGCCAAGGAGCTGGTGCTGTCCGTGCCGTCCTCAATCGGCGGGGACGAGTAGCCGATGCCGCTCACGAGGATGCAGGGCGAGTATCTCGCCAACTGCACGCACCGCTACAACGTGAAGTGCGGGGCGACGGGCTCGGGCAAGAGCTACGTCGACATAGCCGTGACCATACCGCAGAGGCTTCTCGCCATGAGGGGCGAGGGGCTGGCGGTGATGATCGGGAACACCCGCTCGACGCTCGAGCGCAACATCCTCGAGCCGATGCGCTCGCTCTACAGCGAAGACGTTGTCAGCCAGATCGGGCGGGACAACACGGCCCAGATATTCGGGCGCAAGGTCTACTGCCTCGGGGCAGATAAGAAGACAAGCGTATCAAAGATTCAGGGCGCCACGTTCGAGTGGGTCTACGGCGACGAGGTCGCCACGTGGAGCGAAGACGTGTTCCAGATGCTCAAGAGCCGCCTGCGCTGCGAGCACAGCCGCTTCGACGGCACCTGCAACCCCGACAGCCCGAACCACTGGTTCAAGCGGTTCCTCGACGGCGACAGCGACATCTACAGGCAGGACTACACGATCTGGGACGGCGCGCTGGCACCGGATGTCATCGAGGCCCTCATCAAGGACTACGGCAGCGGCGTGTACTACGACCGCTACATCTTGGGCAAGTGGACGCTGGCCGAGGGCCTGGTCTACCCCGGGTGGGAGGGTGCCCTCGAGAGCCGGTATGCGGGCGGCGCCGCCAAGTACGCGGTGTCTTGCGACTACGGAACTCAGAACGCCTTCGCGGCGCTGCTGTGGGCGTTTGACGGCAAGGTGTGGCACGTGGTGGACGAGTACCGCTACTCGGGCCGCGACACGGGGCACCAGAAGACGGACGCCGACTACGTGGCCGACATGGCCGACTTCGTGCGCGGGCTGAGCAAGCCGCCCAAGTTCATCATCGACCCGAGCGCCACGAGCTTCATCGCCGCGATGCGGCAGGCCGGGTTCAAGACCAAGAACGGGCGCAACGACGTCGCGGACGGCATACGAGAGACGGATGTGTGCCTGGGCAACGGCACGGTGCGCATCTCCGACGCCTGCACGGGGCTGATAGGCGAGCTCGGCGGCTACTGCTGGGACGCCAAGGCCGACGGCGATAGGCCCGTCAAGGTCGAGGACCACAGCTGCGACGCACTCCGTTACGGCGTGGCAACACTGCGCATGTACAAGCCTGCGAAACGGCAAGTAAATCCATTTTTTGAAGGGAGGTAGCGGCTTTGTCTAAAGGTCCTTTGGTGACCGATGGCGACCTCAAGGCGGCGGCGTCGGCGACGGCGTTCGCGGCAGATGCCATCGAGCGGCACATGTCGAGCGAGATGTACCGCAACGCCGTCACCGCGAACGAGTACTACCGCCAGCACAACGTCACGATCAACCGTTTCGTGCAGAAGATCTACTCGTGCTCCGGTGCCGAGGCCGAGGACTTCACGGCCTCGAAGCTGAGGCTGGCGAGTAACCTGTTCAAGCGCCTAAACGTCCAGCGCTGCACGTACTCGCTCGGTAAGGGCGTGAGCTTCGTGGGCGTCTCGGCGGGCGGCAAGGACACGACCAAGGAGGGGCTTGGCGACCGCTTCGACGACGATGTCATGGAGATGGGGCTCAAGGCGCTCATCCACGGTGTGTCATTCCCGTTTTGGAACCTCGACCACATCGACGTGTTCACCGCCGACGAGTTCTGCCCGGTGTGGGACGAGTACTCGGGGGCGCTATACGCCGGCGTGAGGTTCTGGCGGCTCGACTCCGACCACCCGTGGCATGCGACCCTCTACGAGCAGGACGGCTACACGGAGATGGTGTCGGGTGGCAGCGGCTTCGACTTCGAGGTGGCCGAGGCCAAGCGCGCCTACAAGGTCACGTATCAGGAGATACCGGCGGACGGGATGAAGCTGGCTGTCGATGCGGAGAACTACTCCCGCCTGCCCATCGTGGCGGTCTGGGGCAGCGACGCGCACCAGAGCACACTCGTCGGCATGCGCGAGAGCATCGACGCCTACGACCTGATCAAGAGCGGCCTGGTGAACGACACGCGCGACTGCGCGCAGATCTACTGGCTCATCAACGGAGCCGGCGGCATGGACGACAGGGACCTCGACCTGTGGCGGGCGAAGCTCAAGCTGACGCACGTGGCCGAGGTCGACGCCGAGCAGGGGCAGTCCGTGACGCCGTACACGCAGGAGGTGCCCGTCGAGGGCCGCAAGGAGACGCTGGCGCAGATCAAGGCCGACATCTACGAGGACTTCGGCGCGCTGGACGTCCACACCATCGCGGCGGGGGCGACCAACGACCATATCGACGCGGCATACCAGCCGATGGACGAGGAGGCCGCCGAGTTTGAGCGCCACATCCGCGAGGGTATCATGGACATCCTTGCGTTGCAGGGCATCGAGGACACGCCCGTGTTCACGCACACTCGCATCAGCAACACCAAGGAGCAGGTCGAGACAGTGTGCTTGGAGGCCGAGTATCTGGACGACGAGACGATCCTGCGAAAGCTGCCGAACATCACGCCCGACGAGAGGGCGAAGATTTTGGAGCGCAAGCAGCGGGAGCAGGAGGAGCGCATGGCAGCGCTGCCGCCCGCCCTGGCGGCGAACGCGAAGGGTGCCCAGGAGGGCGACGAGGACGACGAGGATGAGGAAGGTGATGAGTGATGGCGGCATTGCAGGTGCTTGACGGCGAGCTGTGGCAGTGGGACACCGGGCGCGAGGTCGAGGTTGTCGGCTGCGAGCAGGTGCATTTCGCCAAGTCGACCACGGGGACGTGCTACACGGTCGCGGTGGCCGACGGCAAGGCGAAGATTCCCGACGAGCTGCTCCAGGCGGCTGGGCGCGTGTACGCATGGGCCTACATCACGGACGAGGCATACGGCGGGCGCACGCGCATCGAGGCGCTCTGGGACGTAAAGAGGCGAGCCAAGCCCGCCGAGTACATCTACGAGCCGAGCGACCAGCGCACCATCAAGGACGCAGAGACGGCGCGAGACGAGGCCAAGACCGCGCAGAAGGCGGCGGAGGCCGCGCGCGACAGGGCTGTCGCCGCCGAGGTCAAGGGGGCACGCGCCACGACACTCGCCTCGGGCTCGGAGGCAACGGCGACGATGGAGAACAACGTGCTGGTCGTCGGCGTGCCGAAGGGCGACGCGCTGAGATATAGCGACCTCACCGCCGAGCAGATCGCGGAGCTCAAGAAGCCCGCGACGGACGCGGCGGCTAGCGTGAACAAGGTCAACAACGAGTTCAAGCAGCTCAAGGCTTCTGTCGAAACGGCGGAGAAGGGCCGCGCCGACGCCGAGGCGAGGCGCAAGCAGGATGAGACGGGGCGCAGGACCGCAGAGGCCAAGCGCGTTGAGTCGGAGGCGGGGCGCAGGACCGCAGAGGCCAAGCGCGAGCAGGACTCGACAAAGGCCCTCAACGACGCCCAGGCGGCGCTCAAGGACGCCAAGACGGCAGCCATGAACTACCAGTCGATTATCGATTCGGCGGCTGCGGTTACGGCCTTGGGACTCAAAAAGGTAAACGGCAAGATTTGCCAAATGCGAAAGGTAGGTGCCTAAATGGCCGATACGCAGACAGCCGAGCAGGCAACCGAGGGGTTCGAGTACGCGGACCCGCTGGCATCGGACAAGGCGGTGTGGGCGCTTGTCGGCGCGGTGAAGAATCTGGGCGACCAGAAGGCGCTCGAGCGCGACGCCTCTACGGGCCGCTACACCAACGAGAGCGTCGCCGCGATGGTCGACAAGCACAAAACGGGGCTGGTGTACACGTTCCTCATCCCGGCGGGCAGCCCCACCGACATCCAGCCCATGAGCGCTGCCGCGAAGCGCGTGGCCTCCACCGAGTTCGTGCCCGCGACGGCGACGAGCGCGGCTGTCGACCCGTTCGACGCCGAGGGCGGCCCGTGGTTCCACGTGTCCGCCAACGCCGGTGCCGACGCCGACGGCGTGCCGTGGGTCGAGGCCATCGACGGCGTCGACTACGGCTTCTCGCGCGTGGACAACGGACATGGCAACAACGTCTACGAGATCGCGCCGGTCGTGTGGCAGGCGGTCGAGGTGCTGGCGAACGGCAACCTGCTCGTCTCGTGGTCCGACAGCCGATTCAGCGGCTCGCAGCCGAACCCCAAGGCGTTGCTGCCGGACGGCACGCTGCGACCGTACATGCTGACGCCGACGTATCCCATGAGCATCGACGCCGACAGGCGCCCGCGCTCCGTCTCGGGCGCTAAGGTCGCCAACCGCACGACGTCGCACGACTCGCTCGTCGACCTTTGCAAGACCGCGACCACGGGCTACTCGGGCATGAGCGTCTATGACCAGTGGTATATCAACTTCCACCAGTTGACCAAGACGCTCTGCAAGTCCTCCCAGGTGGACTTCCCGGGTTGCACGGACTTCAACATCCAGATTCACCCCGCGCTCGCCAAGACAGGCGTCACGCGCGTGGTCGTCACCGCCGAGCAGGCGGCGAAGATTCCCGTGGGCGCGTCGATGATGTACGGCACCGACACGGGCACCACGTGCCCAGACCGAGGCGCCGCGGCGGCGTACGACGTGTTCGACGGCGCGGTCGTCGGCGGCAAGGAGACGCTCGCAGACGGCAACGTGGCGCTTCTCATGGACGTCGCCAAGGCGTTCGACACGACCGTGAACACATGGCTCCAGAGTGCGCCGTGGAGCACGGGCAACACCGATGCCCTCGTGGGTGACGGCCAGGTGGCGAAGGACGGCAAGCATCCGTTCAAGATCGGCGGCGTCGAGACGGGGCTGGGCCTGTGGGAGTTCATGGGCGATACGCTCTTCGTCTCCGATGGCACGGGCTTCGGTATCGCGGTCAACCCCGACACTCGCAATGAGAAGAAGAACGCCGTGGCGGACGGGGTGACCCCGACGGCGGCGTGCACGCCGACGTCGGATGGCTACATGCTCGACATCCAGTTCGTCAACGGCCTCATCTTGGGGAAGGGACTCGGCGGCTCGGCGACGACCGGTGTCGGCGACTACTTCTACTTCGACACCTCCGGCGGAAAAGTCAAAGGCACAATCCGTCTGGTTCTGTTCCTCGGCTACCTGTGGCTCGGCTCGTATGCCGGTCTTCGTTACGCGAACTCGAGGAACAGGTCCGGTAGGGCCACTTGGAACTTCGTCTCCCGGCAATCTGTCTATAAATCTCTACTCGCACCGTGTCTACCGCGCCCGCCGCTTTCTGGCGGGACGCGGCTCAGCCTGACTCCTTTGAGTGAAATTTGTCCGCAAGGCTCACGGGCTGGTAGCCGCAAGGCGAACGCTCGTATGACAGACAGAAAGAGCTTTGATCTATGAAAACCTACTGCAAGGGCCTCGAGCTCACGCGCAGAAGCGTCGTCGAGGCCCTGCACCGATGGAAGAAAAGCGACTCAGGCAAGGAGAACGGCTGGCGCGTCGCCGACGAATACGGCACCGAGACGGCGTTCGTCGACCGCATCTGGCTAGAGCTCTCGACCGAGACGCTTACGTTCGAGCCGATTCGAACCTACCTGAAGCACGACCCGAACAACGGCAAGCTGCGCGAGATAAGCGTCGAGAGTATCAAGCGGCAGGTGTGCAACTACCTGTGCGTTGGGGCACTCGAGCCGCTCCTTGCCGCCAAGGTCGGCTTCTGGCAGGTGTCGAGCGGCGTCAAGGGCAAGGGTGCGGCGCTGGGGATGCGCAAGCTCAGGCGTGAGGTTCATCGCTTCGCCTACCACGTACACGTCGACATCCGCAACTGCTACGGCTCGATGCAAACGGCGATAGTGGAGGGTCTGGTGGCGCGCTACGTCAAGAACAGCCAGGTCCTCTACCTGCTCAATTCGCTGCTGTCGACGATGAACGGCGTCCTTATCCTCGGCAGCTACCTGTCGCTTCGGTTGGCGGCGTTCGTGATCTCGTTCGCGTACCACGCGGTCGAGGAGGCGGCGAAGGAGCGGCGCGGCAAGCGCGTGAGGCTCGCGGGATGTCAGGTGTGGTATGCCGACGACGGCTATTTTCTCGGCAACTCAAAGCGCTCGCTCAGGAAGGCCGCGGCCATCGCCGCGCGCGTTTTGGGGCGGCTAAGATTGTCGCTGAAGCCGTGGAAGGTGAGGCGCAACGGCGCCGAGCCCATCGACTTCGCGGGCTATCGCATCTGGTGCGCTCGCGGGCGCCGGGTCGACTTGCGAAAGAGGCTCTGGAAACGACTGCGACGCGCGTTCGCGCGCTACATGCGCAGGCGCACCGAGCGCTTGGCGAGGCGCGTGTGCTCTTACTGGGGCTGGCTGAAAACGGCTGTCATGGAGCACCAGATGAACGTCAAGCGGTGCATATTCAACGCGGCGAGAGCCGTGGGTTAGGAGGGAAAATATGGTTGTGAAGTCGGAGCGAACGGGCGAGAGGCCCGAGACGGTCGAGATCGCGGGGACCGACGTCTGGCTGCGCCGCGGCATCGCCGAGGGCGAGCGCGAGGAGCAGGGAGGCGAGGGCGGTTCCGTCAAGGTGAAGGTGTTCACCTACGAGGAGCTGCACTTCACCGACCCGACTGGCGAGCTGACGGTCGAGGGCGCAAAGGCCCACTTTGACACCGTCTGGGGGGAGCATGAGCGCGACGGTATGGGCGATTCCGAGCGCATCAGTGCCGTGGAGCAGGCCACCGCCGACAACGGAAAGCAGATGGAGACGGTCTTCCAGGCCGTGGCCGAACTGGGAGACATGATCGCAACGGCAGGAGGTGGAGCATAATGGCAGCTATCTACGCAACGCTCATCAAGGACGGTGCAATCAACCCCAAGACCGGAGAGCCGTGGAAAGTCGAGGACGTGAACGTTATCTGGCGCGCCAAGGTGCAGGAGCTCCTGGACGCGGACGGCGAGTAAGGAAGGGCCCCGGCTTCGGTCGGGGCCCTTTTCCGTTATGCGCGGGCGACCATGCGTGCCGACGATTGGAGGCGGCGCATGGCGAGGGATAGCGCTCACGAGTTCTCAGACGCCGAGATTCGGGCGTTCGAGCGCGAGGTGGCGGGAGTGTACGGCGAAGCGAGCAAGACGGCCTACGCCGACCTCAAGCGCTATCTAGCGCAGTTCGAGGCCGACGACGAGAAGATGCGCGAGCGTCTCGAGGCCGGCGAGATCACCAAGGCGCAATACAGGTCTTGGCGAAGCGGGAAGATAGCGGCTGGCAGGCGCTACCGAATCGTCCTCAAGCAGTGCGCCGAGGCCATGACGCACGCGAACGTCGTCGCATCCGCCGCCATCGAGGGCAGGCTGCCAGAGGTCTACGCCGAGAACTACAACTACGGCACGTGGCAGGTCGAGAGCGCCGTGGGCGTTGACACGGCCTACGCACTACAGGACGCGTCAACTGTCCAGAGGCTGCTCACCGACCACGACAGCTACCTGCCCAAGCCGTCCGTCAACGTCGCCAAGGACGTGGCGTGGAACCGCCGGCTCATAGCCAACCAGATCACGCAGGGCGTGCTGCTCGGCGAGTCGATACCCAAGATCGCGAAGCGCATCCAGGACGTGGCGGGGTCCAACCGCGCGGCGGCGGTGCGCTTGGCGCGGACCTCGACGACGGCGGCGGAGAACGCCGGGCGCGTCGACAGCTACAAGAGGGCCAAGGGGCTCGGCATCAATGTGCAGCAGGAATGGGTGGCGACGCTCGACGGGCGCACGCGCTCGAGCCACAGGAAGATTGACCGCGAGAAGGTCGAGGTCGGCGAGAAGTTCAGCAACGGGTGCCGCTATCCCGGCGACCCGGAGGCGCCGTATGCCGAGACGTGCAACTGCCGCTGCACGCTGGTGGCGTGCTGTGACGGACTCGACGTGCTCGACGGCGAGCGTTTCAGCCGCCTGCCCGAGGGCATGACCTACGAGGAATGGAAGGCGGGCAAGCCCGCCGTAAACGGCACCAAGCCCGCGAACCGCACCATCTCCGAGTTTATGGAAATGCCAGGAACCAAGCGCAAGCTGGATGCGGCAGGCGTGTCCAAGACCGAGGCGCGAAAGCGGCTCTCGCGGCAGCTCGAGGACTACGGCATACCGTCGAGCGGGTTTAGGAAAATGTCGGCGGGCGACCAGCAAAAGGTGCTGGACTCGGCGCTCGGCACGGTCTACGAGGGCGGCGGGAAATCGAGAGCTAAGCCGGTAGAGCACTCAATGGAGTTCGCGGTGGATATGGGGAAGATCGCGAGCAGGGACTACAGGGCAAAGGTGTCTAAAGCCGTCGGCAAAGATGCCGCGGACGGCGTACATGCGAGCATAAGACGCATCCTCAGCCACCGAGGGGGCACGAACGGCGAGGACCTTTACGCCATCGACTTGTCAACGGGCAAGACAATCACGAGCTGCGTTAACTCGACCATCGGCAACACCGTGGTCCCTCCGGCGAAGTTCGGCAAGAAGGTCGAGGCGGCAATCGGGGACGGTCGGCGCGTAGTGCTGCTCCACAACCACCCGGCCTCTGGCATCCCTAGCGCGGCTGACCTTTTGGCGGTCGGCGGCAAGGGCTGCGAGATGGGGATAATCGCAGCTCACGATGGAAGTATCTACACGTTCGAGAAGGTTTCCGAGCCGGATGCGTCCTATAATGTCGATGAGGTGAAGTACCTTAGAATCCAAAGGCTTTACGGCGGCAACGAGGACAGGCTGTTTCGGGCGATTGAGGAGAGGTTCGGTTTCAAGATTGAGCATCATGAATGACATACTCAACGAAGCCGTTAGCTATCTCGACGGAAGAGACGACGTCGACGCTATAGGTCACGTTCTCGATTCCAAGCCTAAAGCCGTTCAGGAGCTATGGCTTAAAGAGGCCAAATACGACGACGAGAATCGCAGGGAGTACTACGAGCTGTTTGGCCCGGATAAGTTCGAGGATGCTCTTGAAGCCGATATAGTCGAGATATTCGAAAGCGAACTAAATAACTAGCCAACAGGCCCCGCCACGGCGGGGCTTTTTTCATGCCGCGTGACCGTGCCGTGACACTGCCCGCAGAGAGATTGGGGCAGGCATGAAAGAGCTATTCACTTGTGCGAACTGCGGCGACTGCGCCGTAAAGCTGGGCTTCGGCTTCACGTTCCCGGATACCTACATCTGCACGCAGCGCGGCGACGAGGTCGAGCCCGACGACGGCTGCACGCTCGGGTGCGAGGGCGTTCCGGTGCAAGCCATCGAGGCCATCGAGGCGGACGTCGACGGGCGCGTTGGCTACGGCTGCGAGGTGCTCGACTGATGGCTTACGGGCTCGTCGGCGGCGTCGGCGACCACGGCCGGCACGGCACCCTCATCACCGAGGAGATCGTAAACGCCGCGAAGCTGGATACCGCCGAGTGCATCGAGATACGGCAGAACAACATCGAGCAGGTCGAGAAGGCCCTCCTGCGCGCCTATAAAACGGGCCTAGAGGAGATAGGCCTCGTCGCGGAGGGCTACGCCAAGGCGACGTGCCCGGTCGACACGGGCAGGTTGCGCAACTCTGTCACGCACCTCCTCAAAGGCTACGACTGCTTCATCGGCACCAACGTCGAGTACGCGCCGTACGTCGAGGAGGGGACCTCCCGCATGAAGGGCAAGCACTTCCTGCGCAAGGCGGCGACGGGCCACGGGGACACGTACCGGGCGATTCTCGAGAAGCACCTGAGGGGCGGCGCATAGGGCCGCGTTACTCCGTTTGGATACTCACCCTTACCGCGAGGTATTGCGGCGCGGGCCCGCCGAGGCAATAGGTGGGAACCCGCCCATTCCGAAGCAAGGGAGATTCTGTTGGCACTTACGCGAAAGATGCTCAAGGCAATGGGCATCGAGGACGAGAAGATCGACCAGATCATCGACGAGCATGCCGAGAGCGTGAACGCGCTCAAGGCGCAGCGCGACGAGTTCAAGGAGGCCGCGGACAAGGCGGACGGCTACAAGAAGGAGCTGGACGCACTCAAGGCCAAGGGCGAAGGTGCGGGCGAGTACGAGGAAAAGTACAAGGCCAAGTGCAAGGAACTCGACGACTACAAGGCCGAGGTCGCTGGGGAAAAGGCAGCAGCCGAGAAGCGCGGCCTGTACCGACAGCTGCTCGAGTCGGCGGGCGTCGACCCCAAGCGCATCGACACTGTTCTCAAGGTCTCCAACCTCGAGGGCGTGACCGTCAAGGACGGCGCTATCGAGGACGCGGACAAGCTGACCGAGGGCATCAAGGCCGACTGGGCCGACTTCATCGCAACCACGACCGTCAAGGGTGCCGACGTGGCCCACGCCCCCAAGGGCGAGGGCGGCAAGGACATCAACGAAATGAGCACCGCCGAGTACATGAAGTACAAGGCGGAGCAGAGAGGCTAAGGGGATTCTATGTCGAACACCATCCTTACACCCAACATCATCGCCAACGAGGCGCTGGACGTTCTGCGCACCAACGCCGTTATGGCCAACCTCGTCCACCGCGACTACTCCTCCGAGTTCGTCGCCGGCGTGGGCGATACCATCACCGTCCGCAAGCCCGCCACCTTCGAGGCCAAGGAGTTCACCACCGAGGTCGAGGTGCAGGACGCCACGGAGGGCAAGGTCCCCGTCAAGATGGACAAGCTGCTCGACGTGACGTTCGCCGTCACGTCCAAGGAGCTGACGATGGGCATCGTCGACTTCTCTGCGCAGTTCCTCGTCCCCGCGATGCAGGCCTTCGCCGACAAGATCGACGGCTACCTGCTCGCGCTCGAGAAGGACGTCACGAACCGCGTCGACCACACCAAGGGCGCCATCGCCGTGGCAGACATCATCGCCGCCCGTAAGTTCCTCGTGGACGCCAAGGCGCCCTCCACGGAGCGCCGCTTCGTCTACGGCTCCCAGGCCGAGGCCGACCTGCTCAACACCGAGGCGTTCACCAACGCGTCCGCCGTCGGCGACAACGGCACCGCCCTCAAGGAGGCATCGCTTGGCCGTAAGTACGGCCTCGACTTCTACTGCGACCAGAATGTGCAGAAGACCACGGCAGAGACGGCCAACTACACGCCGTCCATCGCGTTCCACAAGAACGCCTTCGCGCTCGTGACCCGCCAGCTCGAGATGCCGCTCGGCGCCCCCAAGGCGTTCTCCACCTCCTACGACGGCTTCGGTCTGCGCGTCGTGCAGGGCTACGACCAGAAGACCAAGACCGACACCGTCTCCATCGACATGCTCTGCGGCGTCAAGACCCTCAGCCCCGAGCTCGCCGCCGTCATCACCGATAAGCGATAGGCGCAGAGATGCTCGAGCAGGTGCTTCTGTCGCTGCGCAACTGGTTCGTCGCCGACAAGCGCACGGGGCGCGTTCGCATCGAGGACGGCCGCCTCGTGCCGCCCGCGGGGCTCGACCTCAAGGAGGGCCAGTACATCCGCATCACGGGCTCGACGTCCAACGACGGGTTGCGCTCATGGCCCTACAACGGCCTCACGGACGAGGAGTTCGTCGGCACCGTCTGGGCGCTCGCCATCCCGCAGGCCGTGGTCGAACTCGCTGACGAGATCGCGGCGTGGCAGACCGAGCACGCCAAGGAGCTGGACAGCCCGTACGCATCCGAGAGCTTCGGCGGCTACAGCTACACGCGCGTCGGCGGCGACGGCTCGCCCATCACGTGGCGACAGCAGTTCAAGGCGCGTCTCGACCCTTGGAGAAAGCTGTGAGCCGCCTGTACGAGCGCATGGCGGTAGCGTGCGCGAGGCTCGTCTCAAAGACCGAGCCTGACGGCGAGGGCGGCTTCAAGACCGTCCTCGCCGTCGGCGACGGCTTCATGGCGGCGATTGTACATGACAGCTCGACGGCCGCGCGCATCGCGGAGCACGACGGCGTGAGAAACGTCTACACCGTGACCACCGGCGAGCCGCTGCGGTACGGCGACCTCTTCCAGCGTGCGTTCGACGGGCAGGTATTCCGCTGCACGTCGAACACGGACGACGGGGCCGCGCCGCGCTGCGCTTCGTTCGGCTTCGGCCAGTGCAGCGCGGAGGAGTGGGAGGTGCCGGATGGCGACTAAAGCGGCGGCGCTGCAGGCGTGGCTCGAGGGCTTCGGCCTTCCCGTGTACCGCGACTCGGCGGTGCCGGGCGAGGCGAAGATGCCCTACATCACCTACGACCTGCCGACCGCGGCGTTCGGCACGCAGTGCAACTCCGAGGTGAACCTCTGGTACCGGACCTCGTCCGAGGCCGCGCCAAACGCCAAGGCCGAGGAGGTCGCCCGTGCGCTCGGGCTCTCCGGCGTGCTGTTGCCGTGCGACGGCGGCGGCATGTGGGTGATGCAGGGCGAGCCGTTCTGCAACGCCATGGCCGACGAGGACAACGCCGTGAAGCGCCGAATCATCAACCTGACCATTGAGTACATGACCAGCTACTAGGAGGTCATATGTCTAAGTTCACGCGCATCCCCGAGAACACGTTCAAGGAGATCGTAATCAACGCGGGCCTGCTCGCCACGAACTTCAACCCCAATACCGCCGAGGTCGCGGAGTCCGATCTGATGGGCGCGACGAGCGGCGGAGTCAGCTTCACCGCCACGCCAAGCTTCATCGACTACGGCGAGGACATCGACAACTGCCCCGCCAATACGATGGAGCTGAAGCGCATCGACAGCATCGAGGCCAAGCTGAGCGGCACGTTCGTGACGCTGAACACCGCGCTCGGCAAGAAGCTCGCAACCGCAGCCGACGAGATCGCAGGGAAGATCGTCCCGCGCTCCGCTCTCTCGGAGGACGACTTTGCCGACATCTGGCTCATCGGCGACTACTCGGGCGAGAACGGCAACGGCTATATCGCCGTTCGCCTCATCAACGCGCTCAATACGGGCGGCCTGCAAATCACGACACAGAACAAGGCCAAGGGCCAGTTCGCGTTCGAGTTCACGGGCCACTACTCAATCAAGACCCCCGAGATCGTGCCCTACGAGCTGTATATCAAGCAGGAGATTGGAGCCTAACCATGAAGCTGGACAATCTTAACGCCGACGAGTTCCAGAACGCCATGTGCCTGTTGGCGGACGTGGCGGAGGACGTCATAAACGGCGAACTCGGCGCAAAGACAAAGGCCTCCTACGCCAAGTTCCGCTCCGACTCCGCCAAGGCCAAGGCCAAGGCGACCGCCGAGGTCAAGGGCGACCCCGAGGCCGCGAAGGCAGCCGCCGCCGCCGAGGTCAACGGCCTCGCCGTGGACATGGTTGCGGGGCTTCTGCCCGACGTGCTGCGCCAGGGCGGCGAGATCAGCTACAAACTGCTCGCCGCGCTCGACGGTCAGACGCTCGAGGAGTACAAGGCCGACTTCACCGTCAAGAAGTGGGTGAACGACATCAAGGATGCCATCGACGGCATCGACGGCATCAAAGACATTCTGGCTCCTTTTTTTGGATAGCCGCCGAGGACCCATCTCACATATGGCTCTGTCTGGGCGAGTACGTCGGGCCACGGCGTGCTCGCCCTTTCTGTAGGTACATGGTCGCGCGGTGGCGCGAGCGGGACGAGCGGGAGGCGTTCCGCGTGTACCTGAGCGAGTCGGTGCGCCTCATGGCGCAGGGGAAGTGGCTCAAGGAGCCCTTCCTGAGCATCGTCAACGGCGGTGCGGGCGATGGGTCCGAGGCGGAGGACACGCGCGGCGGCGACGAGATCGCCGCAGACATCATCGAGCGGATGGGATTGAAGGTGGTCTAGGTGAACCTTCTCGACCTGATGATTAAGGTCGGCCTCAAGGACGAGGCCAGCGGCAAGGCCGAGGGCGTGGCCACGAAGGTCGTGGGCACGCTCGGCAAGGCCGGAGCGACCGTTGCCAAGGCGGTAGGCGTGGGCGTCGCCGCCGTGGGGGCGGGCGTCGCTGCCGTCACGGGCATGAGCATGAACGCATACGCCGCATACGAGCAGAACGTCGGCGGCATCCAGAAGATATTCGGCAACATGGGCAAGTCCCTCGAGGACTACGCCGCCATGACCGGCCAGACCGTCGAGCAGTGCTCCGGTAAGTGGGAGCAGCTCGAGCAGGCCCAAACGACGGTGCTGGCCAACGCCGACCGCGCCTACATAACGGCCGGCCTGAGCGCCAACCGGTACATGGAGCAGGTGACGGGCTTCTCGGCCTCGCTCGTCAAATCGCTCGGCGGCGACACGGTCAAGGCCGCCGAGTACGCCAACACGGCAATGGTCGACATGAGCGACAACGCGAACACCTTCGGCACGGCGATGGAGGACCTCCAGAACGCGTACCAAGGATTCGCCAAGCAGAACTACACGATGCTCGACAACCTCAAGCTGGGGTATGGCGGCACCAAGGAGGAGATGCAGCGCCTCGTCAAGGATGCGCACGCCGTCAACTCCGCCGTGGATGAGTCGAGCCTGTCTTTCGACAACATCGTGCTCGCCATCCACACGATGCAGGAGCAGATGCAGATCGCCGGCACGACCTCGCGCGAGGCCGCGACGACCATCGAGGGCTCCTGCAACATGGCCAAGGCCGCCTGGGAGAACTGGGTGACGGAGCTGAGCAAGGACGACGCCGACATGGGCAAGCTCACCGAGGAGCTGTTGCAGTCGGTCGAGACGGCGGCCTCAAACGTCGTCCCGCGCGTTGCGACCATCGTCGGCACGGCGTTGTCGCAGCTACCGAGCCTTGTCACGTCAGTCGGTCCCGTGCTCGGCCAGGCGTTCGTCGACATTTTCACGCAGGCGCTCGACAGCGCGGCTGAGGCCGTGCCCGGGCCCATGGGCGACATCCTCTCCGCCGTGTCTGACGGCGTGGACGAGATCGGCGAGCGCTTCAAGGGCCTTGGCGAGATCTGGGCGGTTGGGGACAACCCGTTGGAGTCGCTGCACCTTGCCATGGTCTACGGCCTGACGCTGATCGAGGGCGACCTGTCCACGCTGCAGGAGAACATCACCTCTTCGCTGCCCGGCATCGCCGAGAGCTTCGCCGACGTGGGCGGCGAGGTCGTTCCCAGGCTCGCCGAGGGAATCGAGACGGGGCTGTCGTTCCTCTCCGAGACGGCGGCGTCGCTCATGACCTCGCTCGGCGGGTACCTGTCCGAGAACCTGCCCTCCATCACGGAGAGCGGCCTGCAGATTCTCACCGGCCTCTCAGAGTCCATATCCGAGAACGCGGACGTTCTGGCAGATGGCGCGGCGGACCTCATCGTCGGCTTGGCGCAGGGTATCGCCGACAGCCTGCCGACTATCATCGAGCAGGCCCCGGTCATCGTGCAGAACCTCGCCAGCGCGATCAATGACAACGCGCCGACGCTGCTCGGCGCCGGCATCCAGGCAATCGCGACGCTGGCGCTCGGCATCGTGCAGGCGATACCGACGCTCATCGCCAACATCCCGGCCATCTTCTCGGCCTTCGTCTCGGCGTGGTCGGCGCTCGACTGGCTTAGCCTCGGCCGCAACGCCATCACGTTCCTGGGCAACGGAATCGCGAACATGGCTGGCTTTGTGCGCTCGTGCGGCACCAACATCGTGTCCGCTATCCGCGGCGCGATTCAGAACCTGCCGTCCACCCTGGCGAGCATCGGCCGCAACGGAATCAGCAGCCTGGGTTCCGCCATCCGCGGCGCGGTCGGCTTCGTGACCTCGGCGGCCTCGAGTATCGGCAGTTCCATCATGGGCGCCCTGTCCTCCATCCCGGGCCGCGTGGCCTCCATCGGCTCGCAGATCGTGCAGGGCATCGCAAACGGAATCAGCGGCGCGGCTGGCGTGGTCGTGAGCAAGATTGCCGGCGTGGTTGGCGGCGCCATCGACGCGGCCAAGAACCTGCTGGGTATCCACTCCCCCTCGCGCGTGTTCCGCAAGATTTTCGGCTACGTCATGGAGGGCGCGGCCCTCGGCATCGACGACACGGCGGACGAGCCGGTGAAGTCCATGAGGTCGGCGGTGCGCAACGTCGAGAAGGCCGCCGTGTTCGGTGTGAGCGTTACCGGCGGCGGAGCATACGGGGCGACCGCCAGCGGAGCCGCGGGCATCGCGGGCGGCGGCAACGTTTACAACCTCTACCTCGACGGCGACCTGCTGGGCGTCGACGGGCGCGTGGCCTCCGCCTTCAGGAGCTTCGTCGCGGCGGTGGAGCAGAGCATGGCGATGGGGGTCGCGTAGTATGGCGCAGGGAAACTGGGTCCAAGGCGGCAGTGGCTATAGAAAGTACTGCTGGTGCGCGTACGTGGACGTTGCTGAGGTCGGGCGCACGGACACCACCGTGACCTACCGCGTCACGCACGGCTACGGCACGCGCTACGCCATCGACTGCTACGCAAACGGCAGCTCGTCGGCGGGCGGCTCGTGGAACGGCTCGGTCTACTCGACGAACAACTCCGGCTGGGTATGGGTGCAGTGCACGTCGCGCGACGTCACGCTCGCGCGCGGTAACGGCAACGCCTACAACCACACCTTCACTGGCCAGATTAACGTCACGGGCGGCTTCGGCAACGGAACATCCAACGCCTCCAACACCGTCACGGTTCCGTGCCGCGCCTACCACACGCCGCACACGCCGAAGAACATCAGGGCGGAGCGCCTGAGCGACACCAGCGCGAAGGTTAGCTGGGACGTCGACTACACGGGCATGAATGGCGACTACCCCTGGTCGACCGTGACCGTCGGCGTGGTGAAGAACGGCCCGGGGAAGTTCACCGACGTCGGCACCGTCAGTTGGGACACCACGAGCCACACCTACAACGGCCTCGAGCCGGGCTGCATGTACATCTTCTCGGCCAAGGCGACGGGCCCCGGCGGCACGTCGGACTACGGCGTGAGCGCGCCGGCGATCTACACCACGCCGACGGCGCTCGGCATGCTCGAGGCAGTCAAGGCGGAGGCGGCGAAGGTCGTGCTCAAGGGGCACGACGCGCCGGCCTTCGTCGACAGCTGGGAGTTCCAGCTCACGACCGACGGCAGAAAGACGTGGGTTGATGCGGACGTAAACGCCTCATGGGAGGACGAGGAGGCCCCGGCGGGAACGGTGCGCTACCGCGCCCGCGCGGTCAAGAGCGGCCTCAAGGGACCGTGGACCGAGTCAAACGAGGTCACGACTATATGCCCGCCGCTCGCACCGTCAATCAGGGGCGTCAGGGCGGCTTATGCCACCCGCTCGACCGCGACACTCGAATGGGTGCCCAACCATCCGGACGGCTCGGCGCAGGCCTCCGCTGAGGTGCAGATCACGACTCCTGCGGGCACCACTGCCACGACGGTCGAGGGCCCGGCTACGAGCCTGAAGCTGCCGACGGACGCCAAGGGCATGTACACCGTGCGTGTGCGCACCAAGGGCCTCGACGAGGACTGGGGAGCGTGGTCGAGCGCGGCGGCCTATACCGTTGCGGACGCGCCCCAGGCATTCTTCACCGACCCGGCTGCGGACGGGGCGACCCTGCGCGCGGTGCCGCATACCTTCACGTGGAAGGTAGCCGACGAGACGGGCGTCAGCCGACAGTATCTGTCTTTGTGCGACATCAGGGGCAACCTCCTGTGGAGCGGGACTGTGGACAAGGACGCACGCTCCTTTGTCCTCGGCTACGCGCAGCACGCCTTCGTCAACTTCACGCTCTACAGGGTCATGCTCACGGTCACGGCCGGCTCGTCGCTATCGGTCACCGTCTCGAGAACTTTCCGGACCGACTGGGCACCGCCCGCCAAGCCGTCGCTAAACATCTTCGTCGACGAGAGGTTGGGATGCCAGCTGTCCGTATTCCCAGGCAAGGCCGACAGTGACGACACGCCCGAGACGTCTCACTTCACTGTGTCGCGCGTCCTGCCCGACGGCTCGACCCTACTGCTCGGCTCGCACCTTGCGGCGGGCGAGGGCGCGAGCGACCCGCTGCCTCCGCTCAACAGCGAGTTCGAGTACGTCGCGGTCGCCTACGCAGCGACGGGTGTGAGCGCATCGACGAGGGTCAAGACGACCGTGGCGAGCCGCGCGGTGGCTCTCAACTGGGGAGCCGGCGCTGAGAGGTCATGGCTCGGGCGCTATCTCAAGAAGGGCTCGAGCCGCAAGGTGACGCACGGATACAAGATGCTGCACTTCGCCGACGGCGGGGAAGGGCTGCCCGTCTCGTACGGCATCAACGAGAGGGACGTCAAGGACAGCATGGACTTCCTGCTGCTCGACGAGGAGGACTACAAGTCATTCCTCGAGGTCATGAACATGGCGGGGCGCTTCTGGGTGCGCGATCTCTACGGCGAGCGGTTCCGCGCCCGCCTCAACTGTAGTGTGAAGCGTTCCGACGGCGCGTGGGTGGCTTCGTGCGACCCGACGTGGGAGACGTGGGAGGAGCCCGCCAATGGCTGATAGCTGGATAAGGCCGTTCGACGCCTCCTACGACTTCGTGCGCGTATCACGTGAGACGGGGCTCGAACTCGACTTCGTGCGCGACATTGAGAACGGCGGTTCCATCGAGCGCAATGCGAACACGGCGCTCTATGAGAGCGCATCCCTGGACTTCGCTGACAAGTTCGACGTCGGCAACGACTTTCTGCGTGTGTACCTCAACGCCACCTTCACGGACGGCAGTAAGAGGCGCGAGTGCCTCGGAACATTCATGCCGCAGGTAGACTCGGTGAACATCGACGGTGCCTACCACGAGGGCCAGATCAACGCCTACGGCCTCCTGAAGTTGCTCAAGGACGACGACTTCGACGGTCCCTACGTGATCGCCCAAGACAGCAATGCGGTGGAGGAGGCCGTCAAGATAGCCGAGTCGGTCGGCCTCACCGTCTACGCCGACAGCAGCAGCCTCCTGTTGGGCAGCAACTGGGTGTTCGGCGTGGGCAAGAACAACGACGCCAAGACCAAGCTGGATGCCGTGAACCTGCTCCTCGAGGCGGCGGGGTTCCGCTCGGCCTCGACCAACCGCATGGGCAATGTGCTCTTCAGGCGCTACATCGAACCCTCGGACATGCCCATCTCGGCCGAGTTCATCGAGGGCAGGGACGCGCGCTTCATGTCGGACATGACCGAATCGACTAACCGCGCCGAGGTCTGCAACGTCGTGCACGTGGACTTCAGCACGCAGGACGCATCGGTGCGCGGCACGGCGGTGGACGACTCGCCCGACTCCGACCTGTCGACCGTCTCGGTCGGTCGTCGAATCGTCAAGAGCTACAGCTACGACAGCCTGCCGGGCGTGGACACCGAGGACACCAACCTTGTCGAGGGCGCCGCCAACGCCCTCATCGGCACCGGCAAGAAGTCGGATAAGAGCTTCAGGCAGAGCGATTCGCACGGCAGCATCCAGACCGTCTACGTCTCCGACTCGCCGCAGGTGGGCGTGCTTTTCGGCATCAAGGTCGTCTCGAGTGGCGGGCGCGTCGGCTTCTGCCAGGACGAGGGGCCGAGCGTCAAGAAGGATACGGACTACACGCAGAGTGTGTGGGTCAAGGGCACTAAGGGCGCGACGGGCATCATACAGTCTTTCTGGGATCAGGAGAGGGCGCTTGGCCCGGTGACCAAGGGGTTCACCATGACTGGCGAGTGGCAGAAGGTCAGCTACACCTACCACGCCACGGAGAACCACAGCAAGGTCAGCTGGGGCTACTGCTACATCGACGGCGGCGAGGCCATCTTCGTCGCCGACAAGGTCGAGGAGGGAGGCAACGCCACGCCTTGGCCCCAGGACGCCATGCAGGCGGCGGCGGACCGCAAGGCGGCGGAGCTGCTCGCCACCGAGCGCGCCGTGACGCGCACGGACGAGTTCAAGAGCGTCTACAAGCCCGTCGAGCCGTGCATGGCGGTGGCGATGAACTACAGGACCGGCGGGGTTGTCGGCAAGCTGGCAATCCAGAAGCAGACGCTGACGCTTGACGCCGGCTGCGTCATAAAGCACACGGCGAGGAGGTACGAGCGATGAGCGATTCGACGGCCGAGATCAAGGGCGCGGCAGCGCGGCTGGCGGCGGCAATGCCATCGGGCGGCAAGCGGCTGACGATGGAGTTCGGCACGGTCGTGGGCGTCCACGACACGGCGCTCGACGTGATGCTGCACGGCGCGGTGGTGACGGTCCCGATGGTGCGCTCCTGCACGGGGTGCATCATCACCGACCGCGCCGTGATCCTGTCGCAGGGCCCGCTGGCCGTGTGCGTCGGCACGATGGCGGCGGTGTAGGCCGGCGTTACGGGGGGCCGAACCTGCAGTGTGGCGGGGAGTTGGCCCAGCCACACTGCAGAACGGAAGGGAGGCCGGATGGAGGTACTAAAGCTGTTCATGCCCTATGGGCCGGGATGGCTCGGTGGCGCGGCGCTGGTGCTGATCGCCTTCTATTTTGGGCGGCAATTTCTGGACGAATACAAGGTCCAGAACGAGCGCAAGGCGAACATCGACCTCAAGCGCGAGGAGCGTAAGCAGGTCGAGGTGGACGAGCGCGCGCAGCGAGACCGGGAACGCTCGCAGATGGAGGGGCGCATCGCGGCGCAGATGGAGCGCAGTAACACCTTGATTGAGGGGATGAAGACCCTCATGGAGTCGGTCGTCGCGTCAAATGACGTGTTGCACGCCGATCTGGTCCACAGCCAGGCGCGCAGCCAGGGGATGGCCGAGAAGGTCGACCACATCTACGACCGCGTCGACCTCATGTACAACAAGGAGACAAGCAAATAGGAGCAATCAAATGACTGAGATTCAGGCCGGCCTCACCGTCGCCACGGTGCTCGTGGTGCCGTACATCGTGCAGGCCATCAAGACTAAGGCCATGACGGGCGGCGTCGCCCGCTGGACGGCCATCGCCGTCTCGGCGGGGTGCGGTGCTCTCACGGCCATGGCAGGAGGCGTGCCCACCGACCCCTCGGCGTGGGTGACGTCCATCTTCGCGTGTGTCGGCGGCGTGCAGGTGGCCTATGCCGCCTTCAAATCCGTCGGTATCACGGACAAATGGCTCGACGCGCTGCTCGCGCTCGGCGACATCAAGGAGGACTAACATGGCAGATTTCGCGAACGTCCAACCGGACGAGTACAAGCTCCTCGGCTGCAACTTCTCGGCGGGACGACCCTTCGGCATCAAGGGCGTCACGATCCACCATATGGCGGGTGACCTCAATGCGGCCCAGTGCAACAGCATCTGGGCCGCCAACGGCTGCTCTGCCCACTACTCGGTCGACCGCAACGGCTACATCGTGCAGCACGTCAACGACACCGACCGCGCCTACGCTTGCGGCGACGGCATCGGCACGGGCGGCGGCAACGACACGACCATCAGCATCGAACACGCCAACAGCGCGCGCGGCCCGTGGACGGTTCACGAGGCCGCTATCGAGAGCGGTGCGCACCTCGTGGCGGCGCTGTGCCTGTACTACGGGCTGGGCCGCCCGGCATGGATGGTGAACGTGTTCCCGCACAAGCACTGGTCGTCCACGGCCTGCCCCGGCGAGCTGGCTGGCTCGCAGCGCGACCACTACATGCAGCGCGCCGTCGAGTGGTACGACGCGATGGTCGGCGGCGCGCAGTCGTCCGCGCCGACTGTGCAGCCCGCGGCGACCCCCGCTGCGCCTTCGGCGTCGCAGGGCGCGCCGGGCGGTTTCCCTCGCTCCACTGGCGCCCGTGTTCCCGTACACTACTCGCTGCACCTTAAGGGTGGCGGCTGGCTGGATGAGGTGACTGACTTCGGTGCCGGCGACGACGGCTTCGCGGGCTACCCGTGCCGACAGCATGACCTCCTTTGCGCCCGAGTTGATCGCGGTACGCTCAAGTATCAGGTCCACACCGTCGAGGACGGCTGGCTCGACTGGGTTGCCAAGGGCGACCGCAACGACACCGTAAACGGCTGCGCCGGTATCGCCGGTCATACCATCGACGGCGTGCGCATGTACTACGTGACGCCGAGCGGCGAGGAGTACAAGCAGGCGTGGTACCGCTCCCAGACCACTGCGCGCGCCGGATGGCTGAACACCGTGTGCGACGACGGCTCTACCTATAGCGGCGACGACTACGCCGGTATCTACGGCGAGCCGCTCGACCGTCTGCAGGTCTGCGTCACCGACGGGGTGCCGTGGTAATGGCTTTCGTCATGGGCGCGGCGCTCGGCGCGATTTTGGGCAGCTTCGTCACGGTTGTCGCGCTCGCCCTGATCTGGGGCGGGAGCGACCGCGGGCGATAACAGCAAAAGGGGCCGTGGCGGTTCGTCGCCACGGCCCCTTTCTCGTATCCCTCGAATATCCCAAGTGGGCGTAAAACCCTAAGTACGGTCAGTGTGTTGCGGTACGTTCAGCGTGTTTTGCCTGTTGGTCAGCATCAATAGCGAGCTGCGGCAAACTGTCTCAGTACTTCCGCCAGCGGTCGTTGCATATGCCCCGGTTCATGGGCAGCCCGTCGCCGCGGTCGCACAGCCACTCGCGGCCCTCGGCGGCGCGGGCGGCCGCTATCTCGACGAGGCGCTCGGCGGCCTGCGGCAGGATCACGACGGTGCGGGCGGACTTGGCGGTCTTGAGGGCGCCCACCGGCTCGGTGCCGGACTGCTGCATCTGGCGGCAGATGTCGGCGGAGGCGAGTACGGTGCCGCTACGCTCCCAGCGCAGCACCTCCTCGGTGCGCACGCCAAGCGACTCGCCCGAGCGGCAGGAGCCGAAGCACGCGAGGATGAACGCGGGCTCCAGGGGGTTGCCGCGCAGCTCGTCGAGGACGCCCAGGGCCTCGTCGAGGGTGTAGACGCGCTTCGAGCGCTCGCGGGTCTTGCGGGTGGGCATGGTGTACCTGACGCTGGCGGCGAACGGGTCGAGCGGCAGGCGGATGAAGGTCGAGACGCAGGCGTAGACCTTGCGCAGGGTGAGCAGGGCGGTATCGGCGGTGGCGGCGGGCAGTGTCAGCAGCCAGTCCTGAAGCTCGACGGCGCGCAGCTGGTCGACGGGCATTGCGCCCCAGCGGGGTCCGACGTAGTTCTTCCACGACCGCAGCACGAGGTCGCGGGTGTTGGGGGCGAGCGTTCCCGCCTCGACCTGTGCGGCCATCTTGGGGACGAGCCACGTCTCGTAGGCCTTGGCTATGGTGGGCACGGGCGCGTCGTCGGCGTGCTCGACGTGGATGCGGTCCAGCTCCGCGCACGCCTCGCGGTAGGTGCCGTACACGGTCTTGCGCCTGCGGCCCTGCGGCGTGTTCTGCATCCAGCGCAGGACGTACTTCTTGCGGCGCTGCTTCTTTGTTATATAATCAGATCCGTTCAGATCGCGGGCATATTCTCCGTTTCGCCCGGTTCTGACTCCGGCCCCGTCTCACGTTCCAAAGTGCAGGGGCCGTCTCCTTAGTCTCGGGGCCGCTGCATCAGCCTACGGTCCCGAGATTTTTTGCTTTCATGGGCATCACCTCCCTAGATGTAGACGCATGGGGTCTCGCCCTCGATGGCCCCCAATCTCCACAACGTGTTCGGTTTACATTTCGCTGCAATGGGGCGATAATCGGGATAGCTCATCAACCGTGTGTGTGAAGGAGTCCTCTGGAGGCGCCCAAACAGCGCCTCCTGCTTTTTCGGCGTGGTTTCTCGCCATCTCGCGCTCAATCATCTTCCTGCTGTGGTCGTTGTCGACGTAATATGCGGTTATCAGCAGGCAGTAGTGCTCTCTCGGCTCGAATACGACAATGTAGCTCTCTTCCTCAAGGTAAAACTTAATCCGTTTCCTTATCTGGGTGCTATTGCGGCTCTTCCTTGCGCGATGCTCCGCCTTCCAGGCTATAACGCCTCCGCAGCCGGGACTTTTGGGGCACCTCTCAGCATTCTCGATGAACGCCTTCGGCCATCTGATGCGCCTGCACCTTTCGAGATCTGGCACACGGTCCTCTGGCAGACCCGACTTATGGTCGTAGTCCCTGCAGGTAAGGTGCCAAAAGGCTTCGGCCCGTCCCTCCAGCATGGGCTGGTATCGTATCTTTACCGGTTTCCCGTGGTAGACGGGCCTGCCCTCGATGAAATCACGCCTGAAGATGCTATAGACAAGAGCGTCGTATTCGCTCCAGGGACGCGAGCTGTCCCTTTCGACTAGGGGCGGTATCCAGCAGCAGTTCATGATGTGATTCCCCCGGCCTGCCAGACCAGTAGGTTCATCTTCTTTTCGCTGAGGAGCGAGGTCTTGACGAGGGAGAGGCCCGACCTCTGGATAATTCTATTGATGAGCCTGATCTTCGTGACGCTATCCGATGGCGTGATGGCGTCGTGGTTGTGGCGATACGCGATGGCGCCGGTAAGGATGTCAACGAGTTGCATCAACTGAACCTCGTCGGAGCGTATGGGCTGCACCCTCCTCACGATCTCGTGGTTGAAATCGTACGCATCGTTCGCGAGCACGTTTTCGAGCTTCTGGGCGTTTCGCCCGGAATGGGTGTCCTTTATGTCGATATAGACGTAATACCGCGCGTCGCGGGAGAAGATGGTCTTCAGCATCGTGAAGTACATCTTGTAGTACCAGAGGTCATGGTCCTGGTTGAAGCGGGCGTGGTCCAGCTTTGATTTGTCGGGAACTACAAAACCCCTGAAGTGCAGGTCGTCGTCATCGAAGAAATAGTCGATGATGTCGACATAGAGGTCGTAGTTGCATGGCGACACCTTCGTCCACTTGACTTCGGCGCCCATCCCGACGCCATGCCTCGCCTTTATCTCCACGAGGCGCTTGCTTATCTCCCTGACTTTCGATTTGGGGCACCATACCGCCCCGAGCGACATCGCCTTGAAGCGATCGTGCTCGAGATGGCAGCTCTCGTCGCAGTAGACATTAAACTCCTCACCGCCGAAGGTGGCACCGTTTCCCGATTCGTAATATGCCCGCACACCATCCAAAGCCAATGGCCTCATGCGTTCCCACCTCTTTTCCGTTCCTAATACCTCTTGACCTCGCTGGCCTGGTGCCACTTGACGACGCCGCGGAAGCTCACGCTGGCGTTCTCCGGATCGTCGAAAACTATGTCGGTGTAGCCGTCCTCGTAGCTGTCCGGCGACAGCACGAGGGTCGACGCCCCGCGGTAGTAGCTCCTAAGGATCATCTCGCCGTTGTACTCGGCCGCCACGGCGTCGCCGTTTCGCGGCTCGCACCTGGGGGAGAGCAGTGCGTTCTCGCCGTCGGCAAACCTGCGATTCATACATGAGCCGCGCACGCGCATGAGGTAGGCGTCCGGGTCGTTGACGCGCTCGAGGACTAAGATCGGCACGTCGGCGACCTCATCGGGACCGAATTCATCGGTGAACTCGCCTGCGTGCCCGGCGACGAGCACGGGCAGAGTTACGTACTGGGCGCCGTTGGGGCGCACGGGCTCCGGGGTCTCGCCCATGAGTTCGGCGACCGTGGTATCGAAGAGGTCGGCGAGTTGCTCAAGCCGGTACATTCTCGGTTGAGATTTGCCCGACTCCCACGATGCAACGGCGGCCTTGGTGACCTTCGGGTTGAGTCTGTTTCCGACGTCCTCCTGGTTCCAATTATGCGCCTCACGCAGGGCTCTTACTCGGTTTGCGAAACTCATGGACCCTCCTTTGATTAAACGTAATTTAATTCTAATTAAAGAAAAATTGATTTATAGATAATTTTAAGTTGACCCGCGGTCAAATAAGGTTTAACCTTTAGTCAACGAAAGGAGGAGCACATGCAAAGCTTGCAGAAGTACCGAGAGGCGGGCGTCGAGCGTTTCAAAAAGAAGAACATCGCCGCAGCTCTTGGAATCTCTTTACCGGCATACGACGCTCTCGAGAACGACCAGGAGCACCGTATGAACCCTGCCAGAGCAAAGGCGCTCGGGGAACACTTCGGAGTTGACAAGACTGTTTTTTTAGCTGAGAATAGACCAAACGAAACGGAGAGAACCATGAACGAGAACTACATCGACATCGAGCTGGACGGCTGGAACATCCCCGAGGCCATCACGGTCGAGGCCGAGCCCGTCGAGGCCCGCGACTTCAGCGACTTCGAGCTGTAGGGGAGGGCGACATGAACACCAAGAGGGAGAACATCCGGCACGGCCGCGGGAAGTCCTTCGAGATCGAGGTCCCGCGCGGCTTCTCGGGCATCGAGGCCATCGTCAGCTGGTGCGACGACGGGGGCGGCTGGCACCGCGAGGCCTTCGAGTCGTTCCTCGACGCCCGCGGGCGCCTCGGCGACCTGATGCGCGGCGATGAGGCGACCATGTGCTTCGTCGAGCGCACGGTGGTGATGAGCAGCATCGACGCCATCGACCCTGACATCCAGCCGGTTGAGGTCGGCCTCGCTGCGGGCGAGTGGGTCATGTATCAGCTGCAGAAGGGGCGTGAGTAGCGATGGGTAAGCGGGTCCGCTACGACTTCGAGCTTGTCGACGGCTCCTATGTCGCGACCGACAAGAGTGCCGCGTTCCGTATCTCGGAGACGTTCGGCTTCACCAACGAGAAGCACATCAAGATTTTGGAGAAGGGCACCGAGAAGCTGGGAAAGCTCGACGGGACCGAGTACTACATCGCCTCGCCCGTGACGTTCGCCTTGTACGGGCGAGTCTACTTCACGCTGGGCAACTCGCTCGTCTACATGCCCGGCCTGGAGGAAGTCTACCTGGGCGGCGATGGGCGATGAGCAAGTTCCGTCAGGCGGTTCGCCTCGTGGTCGCCATCGTCGTCACCACGCCGCTCGTTCTGGTCGTCGCGGCGCTCACGCTGGTCGAGTGCCTCTTGATGATGGTTTCCGGGGCGTTGACAAGGCTCGGCATCTCCATCCTCAGAACTCTCAAGGGTGGCGAGTAGCGATGTTGGACCTTATCCATGCGGCCGTCCGGGTCTTCCTCGACGTTATCGCGGTCGCGTTCGTGCTAGAGCACACCCGCGAGCTTCATGAGAAACATCGCGAGATCAACGACGCGCCCAAGCAGGTCGCAGGCGTCGTTGATGAACCCGGCGAGGACGATCGCGGCGCTGATGCAGGGTGCCGCTCGACCCAGTCGACGAGCCGCACGAGTAGGGGGCCCGCTGGTCGGACGTGCTTCGGGCGATATGTCTGCTGTCTACGAATCATGGCCCGAAGCCTAACGCGTGTGTAACGCGTTAACGCGGGTATTGCCGCTCAGGCAATACCCGCGGGCCCCATCCCCGGGGCGGCACCGTTGCCCCGCGGCTCTCCGATAACCATCCGCGGGGACGTTCCCTACCGGTGCCGCGCCGGGGGCGAGGCCCCGAAAGCAAGCAACAAAAAAAGAGCCGCCCGGTGTGAAAAGCGGGGACGGCTCCAGACCTGAAAGGAGGTCACTCATGGATTCTAGCAGAGCCAAAACGTTCCAGCAGATGGCCGACGAGCTAGGCATCCGCCACAAGCTGATGTACACGTTGCGCGAGGCGTCGAGGGTGACGGGGGTGCCATACGACACGCTGCGCATCGAGTGCAAGGCGGGCCGCCTGCGCTCGCAGCTGCCCGAGGGGCGCAAGGCTGGGCGCATGGTGCGCCCGGAATGGGTGGAGCAGTGGATCGAGGAGGGAACGCATGGCATCGAGGCTGCTTAGGTGCGCGGGGTTCGTCGCGCTCGTGTTCGCAGCGAACGCTCTCATGCCGCACGTCATGCGGGCGCTGCTGCTCGCGGCGGACGGCATCCGCGTGGCGCTCGGGATGGGGTCGGTACTGTGACCGGCAGGCGATTCGCGTTCACCGTCAAGTTCGCGGCGGGCAAGCAGCGCCACAGGCTCGACCGCAGGCACGCACGGATGTACACGCCCAACGAGACGATCAGGGCCGAGCGGGCCATCGCGGCGGCGTGTCGGGAGGCGATGGCCGAGGCGGGCATCCAGCCCCTGCCCTTTGGCCCGCACGTGCCGGTGATTCTCGACGTCGACGCCTACCGTCCGCTGCCGGAGAGCCGGCCCAAGCGCGTGTACTCGGAGCCGGACACCTACAGGCCGGACGCGGACAACGAGTCCAAGCTGGTCATGGACGCGCTCAACGGGCTCGTCTGGGCCGACGACGCACAGGTGGTCGACCTGCACGTGGTTAAGCACCCCAGGGTGCGCGGGCAGGCCGAGCGCATGGACATATCGATAGCGCCCGGTTGGTCCGGGCGCAGGGACGAAACGGAGGAAATGTAATGGATTGCAAGAAGAAGCCGGAGCCGTGCCGGGAGGGCACGTTCATCGACTACATGAACGACCTCGGCATCAACGCGCTGTTCAACGCCGAGTCCGAGACGTCGGAGACCGGCATCGACCATGCCGTGCTGCGCGGCATCGGCTACTGCGCGGGCATCGCGCAGAGCGCGTTCGACGAGCCTCGCGACTTCACGCCCGAGGAGCTCAACGCCGTGATCTCGTACGCGATGCGCTGCGAGGAGGAGTTCAAGAACAAGGGCGCGGCCGGCGTGCTCGCCCTCATGATGGGCGACGACGCTCTCCTCGACGAGGACAACTATACCGTCACGCCCTACGAGTTCGATGAGGTGGTCGTCGATGAGTAGCGAGATTATCGAGTTCAAGGACGATGCGGGCATGCCCGTCAAGTTCACTTCGCAGGACATCCGCGAGCGCCTGTGCCCCAACGCCACCGACAGCGAGCTGGCGCTGTGCGTGGAGCTTTGCAACCGCCAGCACCTCAACCCGTTTACGCAGGATGTCTACCTCGTCAAGTACGGCAACGCCCCGGCGAGCATCATCACGAACTACCAGGTGTTCAACCGCCGCGCAAACAAGCAGCCGAACTACGGCGGCATCGACAGCGGCGTCGTGGTGCTCCGCGACGGCAAGGTCGTCAAGAAGAAGGGCTCGGCCGTCTACAAGATAATCGGCGAGCAACTAATCGGCGGATGGGCCGAGGTCAAGTTCACGGACGGCAAGATACCGGCCTACGCCGAGCTGGCGCTCACCGACTACAGCACCGGCAAGAGCAACTGGGCGAAGATGCCCGGCGTCATGATCGACAAGTGCGCCAAGGCCGCTGCGTGGCGCCTCGCCTACCCGGGCGAGTTCCGCGGCATGTACGTGAGCGAGGAGATGGACCAGGCGCAGCCGCAGCCGCGCGAGGTGGCCGCCGAGGTCGAGAGCGTCGAGCCCGTGGTCGACCTGCAGCCGGTGCGCGACCTGTTCAAGCCGTTCATGGCGGCGACTGGGCTCGACAGCGCCGGGGCCATAGCGGCTATCTGCGCCGCCGTGGGCTGCACGTCGGGCTCCATGCACGACATGACGCTCATGCAGGCGCGCCGCGCGGCCTCGTGGATGGAGGAGGAGATCGCGGCCCGCTCGGCGCATTCCGAGCCCGCAACCCCCGAGCCGGAGCCCGCGCCCGCCTATGAGCCCGCGCCCGCCGAGTATGCGACCGACGACGACCTGCTGGGAGGCTTCTAATGGCAGACGAGGTTTTGGCGGTCGAGGCCGTGCCACTCGAGGAGGACTTCGACACGCTGGTGGCGTCGCTCGCCATCGACGACACACTCGAGGACAAGCTGGCGAAGCTCAAGAAGAACGTCGATGAGAAGCTGGCGGACTACGTGGACGTCAAGCACATCGAGAAGGACGAGGACTTCAAGGCGGCGAAGAAGTACCGCGCGGCGGTCAACGACGTGAAGAAGCCCATCGAGGCGCAGCGCAAGGCCGCGAAGAAGAAGTACAGCGACCTGCTCAAGACGTTCGACAAGACCATCGGCGAGATAACGGCGCCCATCGACGCGCTCTCCGATGAGTACAAGGCCGAAATCGACCGCTACGACGGCGAGTGCAGGACCCGCCGACTCACCGCGCTCAAGGGCCACTACTACGACCTCGCGGGCGAGATGGGTCCGCTGGTGCCCTACGAGCGCATCGCCGACGACAAGTGGCTCAACGCGAGCTTCGGCGAGGTCAAGGCCAAGAACATCATCGAGCGCCGCGTGGGCGAGCTGCTGCACCAGTTCAAGTTCGTCAACGGGCTGGACTACGCGGACGAGTCCGAGAAGGCGTGGGCCGTGGCGTGGTGGACGAGGACGCTACCGGCGGACTCGGGCGAGGTTGCGGCTGCGGTCGCCGCGCATCGCGAGGAGGTGGCCAAGGCCGCCTCGCTCGTATCGACCTACGAGCAGGCGACGGCATCGAAGCCCGAGCCGCAACTGCTCGACCCCGAGCCGGTGGGCGTCGAGCAGTCCGAGCCTGAGGACCCCTTTGGCGGGCCGAGATGCGTGCGGGTGGTCCCGTCGCGCCCCGAGCCGGAAGTGGCCGAGGATGCGGCCACGGCACTGCAGAGGGGCTACCGCGTGGTCATCGAGTGCGCCACGGCGGACGAGCTGCGCTGCGTGAGCGGCCTGGGGTACATGCAGGGGCCGCGCCTTGTCGCGTTTATCAAGAACAACATGACCGCGAAGGAGGACGGGCAGTGAGCATCAACCGAGTCAACATCAGCGGCAACCTCACCCGCGACCCGGAGCTGCGCGCCACGGCGGGCGGGGCGCAGGTCCTGTCCTTCGGCGTGGCGGTAAACGACCGCCGCCGCAACGCGCAGACGGGCGAGTGGGAGGACTACCCCAACTTCGTCGACTGCACGATGTTCGGCAACCGCGCCGAGGCCGTGGGGCGTTTCCTCGCCAAGGGGATGAAGGTCGCCATCGATGGCAAGCTGCGCTACAGCTCCTGGGAGCGCGACGGGCAGAAGCGCTCGAAGCTCGAGGTGATCGTCGACGAGATCGAGGTCATGGTGCGCCGCGAGGGGCAGACGCAGGCCCAGCCGCAGCAGAGCCTCGCGGACACGGTGCCCGCACAGCCCCGGGCGCAGGCCGCGCCGCAGTGGAGCGCCCAGCAGGCCTACGCCGCGGCCCCGCAGCCCGAGTTCTACGACGAGGACGTGCCGTTCTGATGAGGCACGTACCCGACATCATCCGCGACCACTGGGAGGCGGCCCTGTTCGCCGCCTCCTTCGCCGCCGGGTTCCTATTCTTCTCTTCGCTTCTATGGGGGTGGTTCTGATGGCCTTCACCGTGTTCGACAGCTTCGCCGAGGTCTACGACGACTTCGACGCGAGCGACCCCGAGGACCTGCGCGACCGCGCGATGCTCGCCGACGCGATCATGATGTACGGGCTGCACGGCGTCGAGGCCGACCTCCCGAAGCACCTCCGCCGCGTCTTCAAGGCGATGAAGAACGCCATCGACAACTCCAAGGACGCGCGCGGCAGGGGCGGCAAGGGCGGCCGCGCGCGCAAGAAACCAGTTTCCGACAAATCCGAAACGCAGGTTTCGGAAAGTGAAAACCTAGGTTTTTCAAACGGGAAACCAGTTTCCGACAAATCCGAAACGCAGGTTTCGGAAAGTGAAAACC